TGACAACCCAGTAAACTGCTGACCTAACCCACTCATCATAGAACCAAAACCTAGGTTAGAACCAAGCTGAGATGACAAAGATGATATGCCGCCTTGGAATCCTGATGATGTTGCTACACCACGGCCTTGTGCAGATTGTTGTCCTCTTGCTCTAGCTATGATACTAGAACGTACAGCACTTCTACGTTGACGAGTGGCTGTTTGTTGTTGCTGCTGGATTTGAACTTGAGTAGCTTCTTGTGAAGCTTGTGCAGCTTGTTTAGCAGCTTTTGCTTGTTTCTGAGCACCTACTACTGCTACACCAGTACCTACAACTGCTGCCCCTATTGCTATGGTCGTTAATGCTGCCATTCTAAATCTCCTTTATGTACACGGACTCAGCCTTTTTATAGCCCATCCTAGTGTATAGATGTTCTAGGTTAGAGATACCTTCAATATCTCCCATACCTATTTGATTTGCGCCTTTGTCAATAGACCATTTTTCAAAAGCTTTTACTAATCTAATGGAGCTTGGTTTACCTCTATATTCTTTTGTAATAAACCATGCAAGTTCAGTAGATTGAACTTTGTGTGACATGTAAACTTCAATAACAAAACCTAGTATTGAACCTACAATTTCACCGTCTACTTCTAATACAAACAAAACCATGTTGTCGTTCAGTAAGGCTGAATTAAGGAATGCTTCTGTTTTATTCTTGTCCCAAGTATGTGTGCTGGGTGCTTCTTTAGAAAACTCTTTGGCTAGTATTAGAACATCAAAGATGTCTTCTTCTGTTGCTTCTCTAATTATAGTTGACATTAAAACCTATTGTTTCTACCTTGTACCAGACCCCAACCTAAAAGAATAAAGTCTTTGCCTTGTTCACTCTCATACTTGATACGTACAGAACGACCATGACCTCTTACTTTAAGTCTAGTTGTAATAACATCCTCAGGGTAATTAAATGTTGCTAGATTGTCAGGGTCTACAACTACAGGGTGCTTCAGTCTGTATGCCTGTTGACCAGCACCAAAGTTAGAGTTGAAGTCCCATGCTGTTGACACAAGCAATGAGGATGGTCTGATTGATTCATACCCTGCTTGTTCACTACCAGTAAAACCTTCTTCTGTCAACCTAGAGTAAACTGCAATGTAGGGTGTATTCTTCTTAGCTATCAGGTCACCAACAAAGTCATACCCTGTCTCAGCAAAGGATGAGTAATTAATAGTACCCCAATCTAAGAAGTTAGTATCTGAGAATGTACCCATTGTAAGTTTGTTAGTAGCACCATCTCTTATAAGTAGAACAAGGGCTGGGTCACCAGTTGTAAAATCTGACACCTGAGTAGATATAACTTCGTCACCTGCGGATGTAACAACGTTATCACCCAATGAGGTAATGACATCTAAGCCAAGTTCAGCAGCACCGAACCCTGAGTAGAATGATAGGGCTACAACAGCATCTGAGTTAGAGGCTTCATCTGCTATTTTCCAAGGGTAGAAAGCCTGTAGTGTAAGGTCTAAGATAAGTATGTTGTTTAACTTAGCCTCTACAGTTTCCTCATTGTCAGGATATGCCCAATATATTTTCTTGTTTATATTGTCATATACACTTGTGACTTTAGACTTAGCTTCTGTAGAAATCTTATCCCAAAAGGATTGTATTGTTGGTATGGTTATATTCTGTTCTGAACCCTGACCTGATACTTCGTCAATGTTTAGTGTATGAATACCAAAACGTGACCACCAGAAAGGTAAGCCTTCAGCTTGAATAAATGTTTGTGGATTAAGTAAACCTATGTTAGACACACGGTTAACACCGTAAGCTGTGGCTGAGAAGATACCATCAACACCTGTAATCTGCCACACACCGTTCTCCGCAAAGATAAACAATGATGAACGGAAAGGATATAGAAGCTGTATGTTAACAGCATCTGGTATGTTTAGAACACCACCGTCAGTATCTAATAGGTCTGACAAATACTCAGCTGTTGGATCGTTCTGTTGGTGACAATTACCTAAGTCATCTGTGTCTTCAACAAGACGAGAGAACAGGATTGTACCTGCATGTTTAGCACTTGTTAGACCTGCATAGAACACTCGACCTGAGAATGATGCAACGGATTTAAAACGAGATGATTCTGTTTCAGTAGCTAGACCACTACGTACTTTACTAAAGAAGTCTAGTATGAAGTGACCATTACCAGTTAAGGTTGTACCAGCAAATACCTTATCCCACTCAGCTTCGTCGTAGTTACCGTCTTCATCCTTACCTGCATACCAAGGGTGTGTCAGAGGCTTAGTGAAATCAGATGGACCACCACTCTGCCCCCACCCTGTATTCTTAGCATCGTATGTACGAGCTGCAGATGGTGAGTTGTCTTCTGTGCTATAAGTATCTGTGTCACCCTGCCAATCGAAGTCCCTGACCTTAAACGATATGGATGATACTGATATACTAGAACCATTGTATGACACAACAATAGTATTGATACCAGCTGAGGATACTACAAGGTTACCGTTAATACTAGCAAACTGACAGTTAGAGTTGTTAGCACCTGATGAACCTGAGAACTCATATGAAGATAAGTTAACAGTACCACCTTGTATCTGTGCTGAGTACGGTAGTTCAGCTTTATTATAAAAATATAAAGTGTTGCCTTTTTGCACCACTAAGAACTCAAGAGCTGCGTTACCACCAACGTTTACCCAGTTACCTGTGTTAACTCTTTCGGAGTCACTGATGGTAAAGGATGACAGAACATTGTTACTCTCTAGAGCTACACCTTGTCGCCTACGCCGTGAACCATCACGTCGAAGATCACAGTTCAACTCATTAACAGAAGCACCTTCTGGAAACGTTAACTCAGCAGCCTCAGTGATAAGACCTTTGACAAAGTTGTTAACTGTCTTTTGTGTTAAGCTTTGGGCCATTCTCTACCGCCTTGCGTTGTTGTCTCTCTTTGCTGAAGTTCTCTCTCCGAACTGCCTGAGTCTCTCTTTTATTACTCAAGTACTTCGTGACAGCTTTCTTAGCTTCAGCTATGGATGAGTATCTACCGTTTAATTGGTGAGGTACTGTACCTACTTCTACTTTGACAATGAAGAATATAAATCCACCTAGTTCTTTTTCGATAATAAGGTTGGTTGCCATCTTATCTGACTTACAGACACACCTTTGGTTAGATGTATCTTCAATGAACTCTAACATTAAGTTCTCCCGTAAACTGGTCTTTTGTTTGCCTTCTTAGTATTGTGCATGTCATTCTGCACATAGGCTTTCAAACGTCTAGCTGACTGCTCAACCTTAGGGTCTGAACCACTCTTGAATAAAGAGAAGCAGGTAGACTTAGCCTCAGCTAAAAGGTAAGGTAGCATGTTGTCATCTAGGTCAGGCTCAAAGGAGTCAGTAATAGAGAACGTAGGATAAACAGAACCATATGCTCTTGTCTTGTCAGCTGCTAGTACAGAATCAATTGTACTGTCATATGAGTTCATTACAATGTGTTCATCATCGAAGGACGTGTAGTATGTTGGTTGTATGTCATTAAGAACGAACAGGTCTGTGTTACCCTGTTTGTCAGCAATCTTAAGTGAGTTAGGTGAGTGTTCGTCCATCTTAAGGATAAACTCTAATGGCTCAATATAGTAGATTGCCTTGTAGCTAGAACCTGCAGCTGATGTATTGTAGTGTATACTCTCGATCTGCTTAACGTTAGCTGGGTATTTAAAATGGGTGGGTCTTGTACTGTCTGACAAAGAGGTAAGCTTTAGGAGTTGCCTATGCTCAGGTATGTCACGAGCTGATACAATGTTATAGTATGCGTCTTCAATTACCGAAGCTACTTGTTGAGCTTCTATTGTGTCACTTATTGCGTTAACATCCTCTGAGTCCATATCACTCAGAATGCTTTGAACCATTTCTAGGAGTGTACGTTTCATTATGATCTATCCAATACAATTGTAAATCTTAGTTTAGCTTGGTTAGTGGATGCACCGTTACTAGATACTGTAATAAAACTATCTGCTGTAACTGTGTTATTTGTTGAAGGAGATAAGGTGTCAACATCACCAGCAGCTGAACCTGATTGAGTAATTGTAAGTGTACCCATAGAAGCAGCTAAAGAGTTCTTTACATCTACTGTGGCATCAGCTGAACTGATTGTACCTTCAAGAACTGTTATTACTTTAGATATTGTACCTGCGTAGGGTACTGGGATATGCACAGTCTCAACCGATGAGACATCCTCTAGGTATCCGTTAAGAGTTTCACCTACTAAGGTTTCTTTAGCTGTCCAAGCACCTGACCCTGAACCATTAGCTACATACACCCTACCAGCAGCTGCCGTTGCAGTACCTTTAGGTTCGTGAATGTAGGGGTCTGTAAGTGAACTGTGGTTTACGTTAGCCATTGTTATCTCTCCGTAGGGGTATATACTACTGGCCCTGCCAAGGTAAATATATTATACCGTAGTTTTAAACTTCTGTCAATAGAAAAGTAAGGTAGGGTTAACTAAAGCCCCACCCCTTATAGATAATTATACGTCAGGGTTAGTTACTACTGTAACGATACCTTCTGGACGGTACTTCTTAACACCGTAACGAGCTGTTGTAACATACTCATGACGTTGGAAGTCTTTGTTGTACTCATAGTCAACTTCTGGCATTTGTCTCCAAGCACCCACGAATGGGTTAGATGTTGGATCAGCTGAGAAGAATAGGTTAGCAACACCATTGTTAGATGAGAAGTCATTAGCTGTTGAGCCATCTTTCTCTACTAATGCTGCGTCAGCTACTGTTGACTTCAAGTAGTTAGATGTGTATACATCAAACCCATATACGTTAGCTACGAAACGCATACCTGTTGCAACACCTGCACTTACAATACCTTCAAACTTAGGGTTGTTTGATACGTTAGTAATGTTAGTTAATGTGTTTAACATGTATTCAGCTGATGGATCAACAATAGCAACCATACCACGATCTGCAACGTTTGACTTTTTCAAGGCATAACGAGCAAATGCGAAGTCAGCTAATTCTAAACGTCCAGCATTACCACCTGAGATACGGTGTGCAACACCATCAAGAGTTTCTGCTGAGTTAGCTGACACACCTACTTCTGGTGCTGAGAATGTTGTTGACTCGAAGTGTTCCATGATAGCACGTTCTTGCTCAGGAACAAATCTAGCTTCCAATTGTGCACTATAGAATGAGTCTTGTGCAGCTTTCTTTGTCAAGTATGACGCAGACTGTAGGTATTGGTCTACAGTGAAAGCAAATTCAGCTGTGTCCATCGGTGTATATGCAACTTGTGTATCTTCTGTGTAGTTAGCAGTTACAGTTTTACCGATTGTTGGGATTGTAAATGAATCACCATCTGGGAGTCCATCTAGCATACGCACGTATTTTTGTGCTTGCATTTCATCCCGAAGGATGTCTTTTAGTTCAGAAGAATAAACCTCTGCCCTGATTAAACGCTGTGTATCAGCATTTGAGGAAATCATACCAGCCATTGTGCTAGTCCTTTCTTAGAGTTTAGTTACCGAAATTATCCCCTAAACGCATTCTATCTTGTAATAGTTGTTGCTGCATTTTAGGTTCATAGTACTGGTTAGGGTTCTCTCGACGTAGCTTCTGGTAGTATTGCCAATTTCTATCCGTCGAGACTTGCATGTTGACACCCTCAGTGCGTACTGAGCCATTAACCATAGGGTTAAATGTTGGCTTAGGTTCACCGATCAGAGTGAAGAAGGCGTTAGGAGATTCAGAAGCAATTTCACTTAAACGATCCATTGACATTCCTAACTCTGCAGCTTTCTTCTTAACAACCTCTTCAGCATTAGTGCCAAAGCTTTTGTCAAGTTCCTCATCAACACGTTGTAGATTTGTCTTAGTGACAGCATCTGCTTCACGTTGAGTAAGTGTCTGTTCAACAAGGCTCTTCAGGTCTTCCTCACTGATGTTACGAGTGGTGTTCTCTCCGTCAGTGTTACTGTTGTTATTGTTGGGCACTCCATTATTCACTGCAGTAGATTCAGTGGCCTTTTTCTGGAGCTGTTCAAGAACTTCTTCCTGATACTCTTTCTTCTTCAAGTCTTCACGCATTTGTGTCAACTGACCTTCTAGAGTTTGGATATAGCCATCGGCTTCAATTTTACCTTTAGCTAGAACCTCAGGGTCTTTCCAGTTCTCTCCCTTTGCCTCTACGAGCTTTGACAAAAAAGAACCCTGTGGTGAGGTTTCTTCTTGTGTTTGCTCTGGCTGAGTGGTCTGTGTGGTTTCAGTTCCCTCAGTAAATACCATAATATTATTCCTTGTTTAAGTTAATAAGATCAAGCACAGTGGTTAGTGCTCGGTTGTATCCTATCCTGTCAGCTTGCTTATAAGCCCACGAGGGGCTGTCATAGTCTGCTGTAGGTAGGGTATCCTTTCGCATAGGCTCAAGAATCTCTTGTAGGCGTTCTAGGCTCTCACGGTTAGACATGATGCTCTGACGAACTGCCAATTTCTCTTCTTTAGTTTTACATTTGTTAAACCAAGCTGACTTCATTTATAAGCCCTTCTCGATTGCAATCTCTTGTTCTTCTTCGAATTGAACCTGAGCTTCTGTAGCAATCTTCTGTGTTTCCATTTGTTCTATGACAGTTATATTCTCAGAGAACAGTGCTGGTTCACCTAGCTCATCAGCTAAGATACGAGCAAACTCTTTACCTGACATATGTGCAGCAATGGTTGGGTCTTGTAGTTTAAGTTGGTACAGCTGTGTGATTGACTGTACACGTTGAGCACGTTCAGCAAAGTGACGAGCACCCATAGGGATGATCTTACCGTTAGCTGCTATGTCCTCTTTTGTTATCTGCTCAAAGAAGAATATGCCAGTGTCTTCGTTAAGTACTCTGATCGTATCAGCATAGTCCATGTTACGTCTGGCAGCTTCTAGCATTGTATTTAAGATTGGTTCTAGGAACACACGTTCAAAGTGAGCTGTCTTGTGCTGGAAGATACGACCTGCAGCTGTCATTAAGGACTGTACCTCAAAGGCTGTCTTCTCACCTGCACTACGGATACCCATAGCTTCACGAGGTGCACCAGCTAACATCTCCATCTTGTTTTCTAAACCTTGAATCTGGAAGTCAGCATTAAGTGCAGTTGAGTCAGGTGCTAGATAACCAACATCACCCTCATCACCTAAGTAGATACGAGCAGCTGGTTCAAAGTCGAAGTCCTCAACGTCACCCCGTATCTTAAGGATAGGGTATGCGATCTGGTCAAAGACATCAGCCTTTAAGTTCTCTAGGTGGTCAATACGGTACTGCATACCTACCAAGTTATCAAGAGGGCCCATTGCATATAGGTTGTCAGGTCGTTCTCTCCAACCAGCATGGAAGACAGGTGACTTACCTAACCAGCTAGGGTTCTGTTCATTGGTGAGAATGTATGCACGGTCAACAACTGTAATGATACGGTTCTTGTGGAATGTATCAGTATCTTGGTCGTATATGTCACCGTAAAATGTTAGGACTTCTACATACTCAGACTCATAGTATTCCTGTAGGGATGAGAACCCATCTGCAATAAATGCTTGTGACTTAGCTACGTCAACATCGTTACCACTCGCAGCTGAACGGTTGACCAACATCTTATCGAAGATTTCTTCCATGTACTTGTTGTCAACTGTTTCAGCAATCTTACGTTTGATCTCACCTGTTGTCATAATAGATCGGACAATCTTAGGGGAGTTATCGAAGTCAGGTGCTAATGGATTAAAACAAATATCGAAAGGTGATATACGTACTAGCTTAGGACCTATGTAGTTGACAACCCTTTCACCATCCTCATACGTTGTATAGTCTTTGACAAAATCAATAGTAGCAAAGCAGTTACCATACTGGATGTAATCATTAAGTATTTTGCTTGTTGTATTCTCGAAGTTAGACTGACGAACCTTGTTATCCATATAGGCTTGGATGACATCTCGTTTAGCTTTAGTGTTAGACTCTTGGTCTTCAGCTTCGAATCTGAACCAACGTTTCTGTGGAAACAAAGCTGAGAAGTAGTTAGCATGTAAGTTGTCAGCTATCTGTGTCAGCTTAGGTGTTGTCGTACTGTTAGTCCAAGGTAACTTAGAGTTAGATGTTGTACGAGTATCTGTAGCATAGATATAGTTACGTAACTCTTTCCATTCCTCTAGCTTAGGTTTTCTAGAATTATTCCATGATGTCCAACGGTCTGCAATGTCAACTGCTACACTGTGAGGATTAATAATATTTTCGATGTCAACTGTTGTGCCAGCCATTAGAAGGAAACTCCACCAAATCTTGAATTAAATTGTACAACGTTATCTCGTGTACGTCTTACACTACGTGAGGGCTTTATAGCCATGTCTACCACAGAGGCCAATGCGTCGATTACGTCATCGTGTGGTGGGTTGCGAGAGGATAACTCTTCCTCTAGTATTTGAGTATTACCACCTCTGTAGTGCCACATACTAAGGTTGTCGTACCTAGGTTCTAAAGCTGAAGCTATACGTTCTTGTTTATTACCTTGGTTCTTGTTAGGTCTGTACTCTTCTATACTTATAGATAGACCGTGTTGTTTAACTAATTCTTTTAGCTGCTTAACGATTGCAACCTGAGCTACTGTTGTCTCAGCTCTCATCTTACGGAATGACCACTTGGTTGACAAATCAAATATGTGTTGGAAGTAATCAGATATACGGTCAGTCTTAAACCTGTCAATATCTAACACATACACATTATTCTCAGCATCTATTCCTATGACAACGATAGCTGTATAGTCAGCTTTCTTAGATAAACTAAATGCAAAGTCAACTGCTGCATATACGTTAAGTTTATTGTCTCTGTAGAACCAGTACCCATTGTCTTGTCTTAGGTGTTTACGGTCATAATACTGAAACTTATCACGACCTACAGGTACATTATCAGGATCACTTGGGTCATTGTAGTACTGTGCTCTAAACTGTCCTTTGTCTAGGTACTGTCCTCTTTTCTTAGCTAGGACTCGTATGTCGAACCCGAACCACTTACCGTCTTTCCTTTGAGTACGAGGCCATAGCATCTGCCCTGTACCATCACCACTATCTTCAACTGGCCTCTCAAAGATTTCATAGATGTTGTCATCACCTGTCTTATTACCGTCATCATCATACAAGTCTTCTGTCATCTGTAGAAGATCGTTATATAAGTCAGCTGGTTGGTAACGAGTACCTACTACCCACTCCTTTGCGTCAGCACCCTCAATGGATGACAAAAGAGAGTATTGGCTCTTAACTTTATTTCTGCCTTCACCTGTGTACGCATTCTCGTATACGACTATATCATCGAGTACAGCAATGTCGCAGTGCATCCCTGTAAGAGAAGTAGTAAGGCCGCCAGTAAAAACAGATGGGTCACGAACATTTTCTTTCTTACGATCAGGATGGTCTAGCATAATCTCTGAGTTTGTCCATCGGGTACGTTTGCCTTCGTCAGCATTGACATGATCAGGCCAGTACCTTGTGTATATCTCAGAAGTTAAGATACCCTTTATGAATCCTAATTGTTTCTCAGCTAGGTTAGCTGTTGCTGATATATACAGGATTCTAAGAGTTGGTTCTTTTGTTAATTCCCATGCTACACGATAAGCTATAAGTCTTGACTTACCGTGATCACGAGGGAACAGTAATAACTGATGTGACTTATGATCTGGTCTTGTCCACCAATCACAAACATCTTCGTGACATTGCCCTAGTACTTGTTCAGGTGCTATCAGTTTGATGAATGTTGCTAAGTCAGTCTCAGCTGCTTGTCTTATTTGGTCTATTGTTGCCATTATACCCCAAGTTGATTACGGTTGTCAACCTCAAAGTTTCTTTACTCAGCATCCGCAATAGTTAAAGTACCAGCTTCGACTTGCTTGAGTATCTCTGCGTAGTGGTGATTGGCTGTGTCTAATATTAATCTATTCACTATGTGGCATCCCTTTTAGCATCTGCTGAAGCCTGTAAATCTTCTGGGATGTCACCTTCAAAGCAGTCTGCGCCGTGTTTTATTATATCATCAAGTACACGTTGATAGTCTGCATTTTGCGCATCCATAGGGATGTTAAATCTTGTAACACCACACATTATAGATGTTATAGTCTTATCTAAAATAATAGATGTATATTGATTAATGCTATAGCTCATTTGAAATCTCCAAGTTACTTATATAAAGGTTGGCAACATAACCATTAGATCCCCCAGAATACCCTGCTACACTTAAAGTTATATTAGAACCACTTATAGACGAGGGAGTAATTGTAGGGTTTTCTTGAGATTGAAATCCGTTATGCCTCCAAAGATAAACACTGCCGTCAGTAGCTATTGAAGGTGTTGTTGCCCTCATATTTGGACTTAGTTTAAGACTAGCATTTACACCAGTGCTACCATCTTGATAGGCTGGAAGTTGCAATGCATCAGGAAATTTTTGATAATACCTCTGACACTTCGCCAGTTCATCTCCGTATGACCTATGCTCGAATGGAGTTGCAGTGTCGCCGAC